AATAAACGTTAACACTTCTGATTCTTTTTTTGGTTCTATATATTCTATTTTAAAGAATTTTTGCAAAAAATTGTTAAAGTTTTGTTGTTTGTCTTTTGTCACTGGAAGTGAACAACCTTTTAACGATATTTCGCTAGCTTTGTGTGAATGTGAAACACTATCAGTTAAAATATTTACTGAATTTTGATTTTTTGCTATTTTTTCTAAATGTTCAGAATATATCAGGGATTCACAACCATTATTAATTCTATAAATGTTTATAAAGTTTAACATTTCAAAGTCTTGACTATAAGAAGTCATGGTAGATAAAAGTGAAAAGATAAAAAATACTTTTTTCATTGTAATTTATTTATAATACAAAGGTAGTTATTTTTTTCTAAATAACAAAATATTTATAAATAAATAAAACGATTATCAAAAAAAATAATTTTTGATATATTTATATATAAATAAAAAAAAATTAAAACAAATAGAACATGGCTGATTTACTAATGAAAATGCCTTTGCCTTACGAACCTAAGAAAAAGAATCGTTGGCTACTTACTTTCCCTGCTGACCTTGGTATTCAACAATGGTGGTTGGCTTCAGCATCAAGACCTTCAATTACACAAAATGAAGTAGAAATTCCTTTTCTTAATACATCTACATGGGTTCTTGGACGTTTTACATGGGAAGCTATTGATGTTACTTTCCGTGACCCAATTGGTCCTTCTGCTTCACAAGCAATAATGGAGTGGGTTCGTCTTCACTCTGAATCTATCACAGGTCGTCAAGGTTACGCTGCTGGTTACAAACGTCCAGTTGAATTAGAATTGCTTGACCCAACTGGTGTTGTGGTTGAGAAGTGGTTGTTGGACGGAACTATGTTAACCAACGTTGGCTTCGGTGACTTATCAATGGATGATGATGGTATTGCTGAGATTACCGCTACGTTACGTTTCGATAGGGCTATACTTTTGTTTTGATTTTATTTAAAATTGCTTTATCAAATACTTGACTTGTAAAGATTCTTTTACTATATTTGTAAAAATAACAAGTATATTAAAAGAATTTTTATTTTATGTTAATATGTAAAGAATGTAATAGAGAATTTGAAACGTTGGATTCATTGAGAAGACACCGAGTTCAAAAACATAACATTAAAGCCGAACAAACGTATATTGATTATGTTTTAAATGGTATTGAGCCGACCTGTAAATGTGGTTGTGGTGAAAGAACTAAATTTTTAGGTATTGAGGCTGGGTTTAGGGAATATAAATTAGGTCATGCTTCTAGAATTCATAATAATTGGGGTCATAACCCAGAAGCAATTAAAAAATCACATGATACACAAAAAAAAATGTATGAATCAGGTGAATTAATTATTTGGAATAAGGGGCTAACTATTGAAGATGAAAGGGTTAAGGACAATATAAATAAAGTTATGTCAAACCCAAATAGAGGTGAAAACATATCAAAAGCTTTAAGTGGTGTTGCAAAATCAGAAAAACATAAAAATAAACTATCAGAAAAATCAAAAATAAGATGGTCTAATCAAGATGAAAGATTAAAACAATCAGAATTAACAATTAAAAGATTAACAGATAATAACTATGTTAAAAAGAAAACTAAATTAGAAAAAACTTTTCAATTAATGTTAGAGTCTTTTGGTTTTGTTGAGGATGTGGATTTTAAATTTCAATATCAAATAAGTTCTGCAATATTTGATTTTTATTTTTTTAATTATAATATATTAATTGAGGTGGATGGTGATTTTTATCATTGTAACCCAAACACAAAACATAATATACCAACATATCCTATACAGTTAAAAACGGTTGCTAATGATTTTAGAAAGAATAAAATTGCTGAAAATAAACAAATAAGATTACTACGTTTTTGGGAGACCGATATTCTTACAAAAAGAGAAGAGGTTATTAAAACTTTAAAGGAAGAATTGGGGTTATTGTAATACACAAAAAGAATTTTTATTTTATTGGGAAGCTTTTTATTTACAGCATTTACAAAAAAATTCAACAAACTATATTTATTGTAAAGTTATAAATTTTTAAAAAAGTTTTAATATGGATAAAAAACCAAATGTTTTCCCGAACAAGGAACAGAAAGAAGCTGCTGACGAAAGAGCAAAACAAGCTGCTTTTGAGGCAGAAAAAGCAATGGCAACCAATGAAATATATACAAATTCTATGGTCCAAGAAGACACTCCATTAAATCATATCAATGCGGTTGAACTTATGAGAATGAGGACTGAGGAACAACTTAAATTAAAAAACCAACAAGGTTTTGTTCAAGACCAATCATTGGCTGAAAAGCCACAAAAACCTGTTATGAATAATTCGGAAATGGATGAAATTAGAAGAAAATCAGAAGAACAAATGAGACTTCGTGACGAAAATCTAGCTAAAAACGCATCAATGATTCAAAACTATCAAAGACAAGTTGACGAGGCTTCGGTTAAAAAAAATAATTTACAAAATACAAATCAAGTTATGCAAAATAATACAAATCAACAGTATTCACAACAGTATTCAAGTCCTGTTCAACAACAAATAACACAACCTCAAAATTTTGGCCAAGTTCCATCAAATGTAAATCCATACATTTATGGGTTGAGTCAACCAGATTTTAACACAGCTTTTGACGTTATTCCTCTGCCTTCAAAGGGTAAAACATATCCTTCTAAAAAATCAAATATTAGAGTATCATATATGACAACTGCTGATGAAAGTATTTTAACAAGCCCTAACTTGTTGCAAAGTGGTGAGTTTTTGGAAATTTTAATTAACAGAAAGGTTTTGGAACCAGAATTAAGGTACCGTGATTTGTTGGTTGGTGATAGAAATGCTATTATGATTTGGTTGAGGGCCACGGCTTATGGAGAAAATTATGCTGTTACTTTATTGGATGAAAATGATAACCCTTTTGATACTGAAATTAATCTTAATTCTTTATCATTTAAAAATCTAGGGGCTGAGCCAGATGCTGAAGGGTTGTTTGATTTTGTGTTTCCAGTTAGTAAACATAGAATAAAATTTAGATTCTTAACATGTGGTGATATTGAAGATATTGAAAAGCAGTTAGAACAAGATAAATTGAATGAGATTCCAATTAATAAAAATTCAACCTATACAATGCAAAAAATGATTGTTGAGGTAAATGGAAGCAGAGATAAAAATATGATTAATGATTATGTTGAATCTATTAGGATTCGTGATTCAAAAGAATTTGTAAAATATGTTAACTCGATTGAGTCTGGTGTTGATTTGACCTTAAAGGTTGGAACCCCTGGAGGTGGTTCCGTTGATACCTTTCTTCCAATTAACCTCAACTTTTTTTGGCCTGACTTCAGAATTTAAACAATACTTATTGGAAGAGATATGGATTTGTACACAATATATGCAAAACATGCCATACTCTAATGTATTGAATATGCCAACACATGAAAGGAGATTTTATATTGGTCGTTTAAATAGAGATTCTGAAATTAAACAAGAGCAATATGAAAAAATGAAAGAAGAACAGAGTAATAAAAACGCAAAAGGGTCTAGGTTAACAAAATTAAGTGGTGACGCATTAAAAACAAAACTAAAAACTGGTGAAATACCACTAAAATAATAAAATCCCCTTTATTTGGGGATTTTTAATTTAATAGATATTTATTGAAAGGAACAAATTAATATCATGAATAAAAATATATCAGAAGCTGTTAAGATTGACGATAACGTTAAAACAAAGCTTGGGGAAAGACTTATGGAATTATTTGGTTTGTTAGGTAAAAACAAATCAATTGAATTTACTCTTATGAGTGGTACAAAAATTGTTTTAAGATGTATTAAAGCAGCTGAACCAAATTTTGTTTTTGAAGTACTTTTAGATGATAAAAAGTTTTTATGTAAATGGGATAATCTTCAACTTATGTTAAAGATAGGAAATAAAAACGATAAAAACCCAATTGGAAAGTATAATTTAAATCAAAATGTAATAAAACCTTCTAATAAAAAAGAAGATGCGTTTACTTTAGTTTTTGATTCGACAAACGAAAAAGGTGAAAAAGGTAATTCTAATTTTAATAATATTATAAATATAGCTCAGTCTAGCTTAAGTGAGGATAAAACTAAGTGTAATGAAACAG